AAAAGCTCGGAGGAGGGGAACCGGGCACGGGTGGAGGCTGGGAGCATTGTTGTACGACAATGCTCCCAGAACATACGACGCGACCATTTTTGACGAAGGAAGCGCGCACTTCATAATATCCCCGTGGACAAACTCTTTGTCTACGGCAGCCCCCAAGACCTCGAAACTCCATTCTTGGGTCTCGGAGCACCACGTATTCTTGAAAGAAATATGCATTACCGCGTAGGGGCTGTATTCGTTCCCATATCGCATGAGTACATCCCCGGTCCACCCGTTAGGGCCAAAGAACGCATTGATTTTGAAGATGTTGGAAACACTGGACATAATATCCTCCTTCCTGTGTAGGGCTACTACACAACAACACATGCTTTGCATGTGCGTGAGGCTTTGCCTCATTAGAACGTCTGCATCACAGGCGCTCTAATGAAGCCCGCAGAGCGATCTCTGCGGACATCAGTTTACTTAACCTCGTGCGCCCAAACGTTTCCATCCGGGGCTTCGAGGTACACGATGTTGTCTTCGATCCAGACTTTTATCTGTTCTGGGTCAACGGTGTTCTTCGCTGGTCTACTTGCAATGCAAGCAGATGCTGCGGCGATGACCGCAGTAATGACAATAACAACAACGTTCTTAAAGATCTTTCTCATTTTTCATTCTCCTTTTTTTGTTTGTAGTTGTAATGATGATGGTTGTCTCAATTGTGCTCATGTGAGACGTTCCTTTCTGGTGTAAGTTGCACCACAGACACATCTCCTATTAACAATAGTGTTGTTTCTACTATTATTCAATAGGAGATGAATGGAACTGATTCCAATTGGAACCAGTTTTCTGGCTTACTTTTCAATAAGCCAGACAATGCTGCAAATTAGCATCGGGCCCCACAGTGGAGCCAAGACCATCAGTTCAAACATTTTGTAACCTCCTTTCTTTTTAACCAATCAGCGCATAGGCCTAATTTACGCTGAAAAGTTTCCATGATATTGGAATACCATACATCTGTTCTCTTCCAAATCCATCCTTAATTCCTAAATCTGTTTACTTTTCTCTCCCAAATCTATCTTCCAAATCCATCTTTATTTTCCAAATCTGTTTCATAGAAATTTTCACCTTTCGAGAATCGCCTATATGGAAAGAAAATAGAACTAACTTTCCAAACAACGTCATAGCAGACAAGACAAACGGTTAAGTCGCGGGTTTCATACACCTTGAGGACAGGGTTCGACTCCCTGGTCTGCTACACAATCACAAATGTGATTGAACAGATTAACGATTAAAAAGGAGTACAAAAAATGGAAAATACAAATATTCGTCCGAAACTTCCATCTAAGGCATTTGATATGGAGTATGCTACGCAGTTCCGTAAAGAAATGGTATATCTACGAGAACACGGCTTCGAGTACACATTTTTTAAACTTAACAGTTATGGTGTGCCGGTTTACAAATATACAAAAACACCCGAATTATTTCGGGCAATTGCAAACTTCTACGAGCAGCAGAATCTTGAAAAAGAATTTAATCAATTATCATCTGCTTGTGATATTTGTGAAGAGATAATAAAAAAACAAAGTGATTTAGGATTATTGATCTCGAAAGAGGAGTGATTTAATGGCTGGTATTATGGACAGCAAATCAAAAATCAGTTCTCTCAAATCTACGCCTGTTGATCGGCTTTGTGTGCGTTGTCACCGCACAAAGCCAGAAACCGATTTTTATGCAAATAAGAGCTGGACAGATCAAAAAGGAAGAGACTTATGGTGTAAAGAATGTGCCGCTAAATGCATGACGAAAGATGCGGTCAAAGAATACTTCTGGGAAAACAACCGTGAGTGGGAAGACAGCGTTTGGGACAGAGCCAAAGAACGAGCACTTAAAAATTTAAAAACGAATACGACCTATCAGCAGTCTGCTGAAGATCGCCGTGCAATGCTTTTAGAGCGATGCACGGCTCAACAAATATGGAGTGCTTATCCGTCAGGCGTGAAATACAGCGATAATACGAAGAATGGATATTACACCTACGCCGAAGCCAAGAAACAAGGAATTATTGGTTCTGAAGACAAAGACGACGAAAAGAAATACAATGAATTTTTCAATGGATATTTTACCAACAGAGATTTAGAATATATGCAGCACTATTATGAGGGGCTTGACAATGCCTTCGCGCTTGATGACGAAAGTCTTAAAGATTATGCAAGAAAAGCCGCGAGAGCAAGTTTGCGAGTTGATAGAGCACAAGATGACTTTGCAGCTGGACGATGTTCTTATACAGATGTTAAAGACGCGATTGCGGTTTTTGATACGTTAATGAAAAGCGCAAACTTTGCCGCTTGTAAACGCAAAGAAAAGAATGTTGATACAACGACAAGTTTTTCAGAAATCTCTTATCTTTTAGAAACAACAGGTCATCCAATGCAACGGAAAATTGAATGGGAACAAGATGATGTAGATAAGAACATCCGGCATCTACAACATACAGTAGCGGCAATATCTGCCGAAGGAGTTTAAAGAAAGGAGGAAGCAAGAGTGGCTTCAACAAAACAAGATCAAGGACTAAATCTTGATGTATGGGAAAAGCAAATACAATTTTATCGAGAGCATCTTGATATTTACATTGAAGACGCTTTTGCTCCTATCAAGTTAAAAGACTGCCAGCATATTATGGCAAGAGCTATTGGCAACAATGTAGAAAGCGACATTGTTTGCAGTCGTGGTTTGGGAAAAACATGGGTAGCTGCTTTGTGCGGCTTTGCTATTTGTACACTATATCCCGGAACAATTGTTGTTGTCTGTTCCGCTACGGCAGGACAGGCAGCTTTAGTTTTTGGTAAACTAAAGCTGCTGGTAGAACAGAACAAAAATATGGCAAACGAACTTGTTGCCGCCAACTCGAAAAATTTAGTTCAACTTGATGGAGATTCAGGTAAATGTACGTTTAAAAACGGCAGTACAATGTCCTCTCATACATTGCAATCCATGCGCGGACTTCGTGCAAAAGTAATTATTATCGACGAGGCATTAGAAGTAGACCAAGAAATGCTGGACTCTATTGTTTCGCCGCTGAAAAACTATAAGCGAGATATTTCATATAACTATGACTTTAATGATTACACGTCAAAAACAATCACACTAACCTCTGCCTGCGAAAAGAGCAATCCGTTTTATCGAACATTCAAACGAGTTGTAAAAGATATGGGCAATGGATTTCCTTCCTTTGCCTGCGCTCTTGATTATAGAACAGCAATTGAAGATGGAATTACGGATGCAGAATATTTTGAGCAGGAACGAGCTAAATTGCCTGCGTCTGTTTTTAATATGGAATATGGAACAATTTTCTTAGGCTCTTCCAATAACTCAGCATTTCCATTTGATTTAACAGAGAAATGCAGAACGTTGGAACGAGTAGAATTAGAACAGCCGAAGAACTGTAAAAGCCGGTATGTTTTATCTCTGGATATTGCAACGTCTAAGGATAAAAAAGCCGACAATGCAATTTTGTCAGTTATAAAGTTTTCTGAAAAAACGGATGGGCATTTTCAAAAGAAATTAGTGAAAATGAAATCGCATCATGGAAAAGGCTTAGATAGTCTTGCAGAAGAAGTGCGGAAAACATATTTTCTCCAATTTCCAAATGCAGAAAGAATCATCTACGATGCTCGTGGACTTGGTGACTCGTTTGGTAAATTCCTTGACGAGGCGTGGATAGACCCGGCAACAGGAAAGGAATATCCTCCGCTTGTACATGATGACGAAGTGTCTTATATAGAAAACGCCTTACCAGTTCTTCACGCGGTAAGAGCGGTTCAAACACTGAACCAGCGAGTCGCAACACATCTTCGTGTTGCGCTGGAAAAAAGGACTTTGGAGCTGCCGATTAACAGCCGTGTTTTACAGGCAAAGCTGGCAAACCCAGAAGAACCTATTTCGATGTCGATGGAAGAAATAGCGGTGTTTCATGAAGCAGATGCCCTTCAATATGAGCTTGGAAACATTGTCGCAAAAGTTTCTACAAGCGGCAACTACTTATACGATACGCCAAGTGCGGCAATGCACAAGGATAGATACAGTTCGCTCGGTTATGCGTGTGACTATATCGCAGAATTAGAAGAAGCAAATATAAAGAAACATCAGCGTCGCACAACCTGTATTGGGTTTGCGACAGCTTTCTGAGAGGAGGTTTTGTATGGCATTTAACATAGGAAAAATATTTCGGAGAAGTACGAAACCTTCTCCAGTAGGAGCATTGCCTCCAATAGAAACGAAAAACGTGATTGTTGGAGCCAACGATTTAACAGGAGACAATTTAAAAGCATTTGACAACTCGACAATTACTTATAGCAGTGAACTTAACAGCGTCGATTATGATAATCTTCTGCGAGATAAGCAGGAAAATATCAATACGCTGTATCAGTTAGCAGACTACTACTGCGATGCAGATGCAATTGTTCGAGGTATCATCAAAGGCGTTTATGTCCCGTTTTCTTCTACACAATGGTATTTATCGGGAGACAACGAGAAAACAATCGCTATTTTTGAAGAACAATATAAAAAGATGCACCTCGATGATATTATCGACGATGTTTTTTATCAATACTGGAAATACAGTAATGTTTATTGCTATATTTGGCAAGGAAACATTATGACGATTCCACCTCACAAATGCAAAATCGGTAATACGGTTATGAATGATTCTCCGATTGTGGACTATGATGTTCAAAGCATAGAGAATGAGTTTCGAGAGAGAGCGTATTCCGTCTTGGAAGCCAAAGGCGTGAAGGATGATGTCCTTAATGAGGTGCTAAAAGGGTATCCTCCTGAAGTTGCAGATGCTATCAAGAAGGGCGATCAATATGCTCAGCTTGATCCGCAAAACAGTTATGTTTTGCAGGGAGATAAAGAAGGCTGGACGAGATATTCTATCCCGTGGATTGCAGCTGCGCTTCCTGCACTTGCAAAAAAAGAACTGATTGGCAAATATGAAACAGCTCTACTAAATATAGGGGCACGGTCTTTTATTCATGCAACATACGGTGACAGCACGAAAAATCAAGATATACTTCCCGGCATAGAAGATTTAAGAGCCGTTCGACAGATTTTTTCATCTGCAATGTCAGGCAATCCGTTAGCTGTTACAAATCATTTAGCAAAAGCAACTGTTGTACAAGCGGATTTATCAGACTTATATCAGTGGCCTATGTACGAACAAGTAAACGCGGACATATTAGCTGCTGGTGGCATTGCGAATATTATTGTCAATGGGCAAAGCGAAAATGGCTCAACTTTTGCGTCGGCTCAAATCAGTATGCAAGCTGCGGTTAATAGAATTAATGCGGCTCGAAAGAAATTTGAGCGATTTATGAATAAAGTAAATCTTCGACTCGTGGAAGACTTGAAGTTAATCCACACGAATAATCTAAAAGATATACCGGAATTCCACTTTGTCCCACTGGATGTGAATTCTCAAACAGAAATGCGCAACGTCTGCCAGAGCTTATGGCAAAATGGGTTACTGTCTACTCGTACTTTTATGGAGTCTAATGGATATAATTTTGCAAAAGAACGAGAGAGACGTGAAGCAGAAAAAACAGATGGAACAGATAAGATAATGGTTTCTCGTGAGCAAAAGGCGGCTGTTCAGTCAGCAAAATCAGAACAGCCATCTGAACAGACAGATACGTCAAATGGAAAGAAGAGATCTGTCGGTAGACCGAAGAAGTCCACAGAAGAACGGCATTCAGATCCAGACAATGCACAACGAAGCAAGCAAGCCAAAGATGCTGCAAAAGGAAAAATAAATTCCGAATAATATCATGTCTTTTATTGGCCAGACGTAAAAGAAGCTGATACGGTATTATGTTTTGTCAACATGAAAAAAATGACAAAAGTTATATTCTTCAGCCCCTCTCTCAAAAAAGAGGGGCTGAAGCTATTTTTGGTAGAGACAGGGCTGACCTGTTTTTACATAGATTTGCTTGCCGCGTGTTTTGTCTCCTACCAAAATGTACGGCAACAATAAAGGAGAATACACATGCAAAACCTTGAACTAAAAAAGTTTACGGCAGAAGCTGTTGTCTCCGAAATTCAGTCATCTGACATATATCTTACAATCAAAGCAAGGTTATTCGACTTACAAGCAAATCTAAATGGTGTTCGCGTAACCCGTGATTTCATGGATGAAATCATTGCTAATGAAAGTAAATATGTGGGGATTCCGCTCTATGCGGATATACATGGGCTGATTGCAAAGCGACCTATTGGGCATATGTATAATCCTCGAACTGGCGAGTTTTTAAGTACCCAGATTGGTTCCTTCTGCCATTACGAAGAAGAAATAACCGAAGAGAACGTATGCCTTATTGGTTATGCCAGAGTGATGAAACGCAACAAAATAGTTTGCAAAGCCATCGAAGATTTATATCGGGATGGAAATTTAAAATTTAGCTTTGAACTATCTTGCGGGAGCTATAGTACAGACGAAAATGGCGTAATTGTGATCGATGTACATCCTTCCAATTATTTTGAAGGAGAAGCCATTGTTACGTTTCCAGCCTGTCAAGAAGCTGTTGCGTTACAACTTGTGGCAGAATGCTTAAATAAAGGAGATGACAATATGACGACTGAGGAAAACACGACTGTCGAGATGACAGACGAAGAGAAGCATCAGGCAGAAGAAAAGAAGCCTGAAGATGTGGAAATAAAGGAAGAAACGGTAGAAGTTCTGAACAAAGAACAGCCGGATGAAGTTCCGGAAAAAGCGAAGGATGAAGAAAAAGAGGTTCATGCTGAAACGCAGGACGATGTAAGCAATGAAGAAGATAAGACTTCTGATGTGAAATCTACTGCTGAAAATGAACCCGCTCTTGAATCGCCACAAGCAACAGAAATTCCTAAAGAGGTAAAACCTGATATTGGCGAGCTGATGGAAAAGATGCAAAAGATGGGCGAAGTCATTGCAGAACTAACTGAAACAGTTGCCAAATTAGGCGCATCTGCGGAGTGTCAAAAGAATCTGGAGAACAGCAATGATGTTGGGATTCATATGAACCCGTTTATGGGGAGCATAACAACTCCATCCAAATACACGCTGCTACAAAAGGAAACCAAAAACAAGAAAAATCACACGCTGTTTAAGCGTGAATAAACTACGAGGTGAAGAATATGGCTGGATATATGACTGTGCTTACGCACAATGTTTATGACGGTCGGTTTGTGAACGGCACGGGTGCTCCTGTTGCAAACGGTACACTGTTAGTGCAGGATGCCACTGGCGCGAAGCTGGTTATGCCGACGAAGGATGCGACTACTAAGATTTTATGCCGCAATAAGACGACTTTATATGATACGGTGGACGCTTATGAATTTGTGATGAATTCTGCTGCGAAGCTGTATTATTTAGTCGAAAACGAATTTGATATTAACAATGCGGCAGAATACGATACTTCCAAGTATACCACTCCGGACGGTGCGCTGCTTCGTGCTCATCCGATTCACGAAGGCGAAACTTGGGTTGCGACTGCTGGCGAATTGACTGCTGGTACGGAATATGGAGTTCTGGCTACTGGACTTGTCGGTTCTGCGTCCTAATGAAGAAGAGTAGGTGAAATGCAATGGAAAAGATAACTTCTGATATGAAACTTATTAAGGTGCTTGCTTCCGAAGCGCGTCGGGAAGACGTGCCGGAAGATCAGGTGAAGGAAGCTGCCGATATTATGGCTGAACTGGCTGCTGAAATGACTCCTGAAAATCGCTATCAACTGGCTCAGGTAATGGCGTATACGATTGACGAACTTCAGCAAGATTCGCTGGATTTTCTGAACACGATTGCCGACCAAAAAACGATTGGCTATGACGACAAAGCTGCGTTCAAAGTAAAGACTGGCGGTATTAAGGCTTATTTCCAAGCGAAGGGTTCAACCACTCCGCGCTCTATGGTTTCTGGTCGCCAAATTCTGGTGGATACCGAAGAAATCTCTGCGCGTCCGGCGATTCCGCTGCTTCAGTTAAAGACGAAACAGGTTGAAATGGCTGATTTACTTCGTGAAGCGAACCGTGAGATCACCAATGCGAAGCTGAAAAAGATCGAACAGGTGCTTCAGGCGGCTGTTGCGAACTTTGCGTCGCCCTTCTACGCAACTGGTTCCGGCATTGTTAAAGACACGCTTCAGAAGCAGATCAATTACTTCCGTCGTTTTGGCCCGGTTACGATTCTGGGCGACATGGAAGCAATTTCTCAGCTGGCGGCGCTGACCGGAATGGCAATGTCTACTACGATAACCCAGCACTCCGACAAGCAAATCGACGAAGTGAATGAATCTGGTTATATTGGCCGCTACATGGGCTGCAATGTCGTTGCGCTGACAAATGCTTTCGAGGCGGATGGCGTGACTCCGATTCTGAAGACGAACTGGCTGTATATTATCCCCGGCGGCATGACGGGTGATACCCGCAATCTGAAGATTGTTAATGAGGGTAACGTTATGTCTGTTGATGCGACGGATATTAACGACCTTGTGTACGAAGTGCGGCTTGCGCAGTTCTTCGGCGCGGCGTTCGTAACCGGCAAAGTTCCGACGATCGGTGCTTATATGATCGGCTAATCTATCGGAGAAGCTGCCCTTTTTAACGGGGCAGCTTCTCCGTGTTCTGATAAGGTAATAAAGGAAAGGTTGATACAAAAATGAGTGAGTTACGTTATCGTGTAACAAATATGTGCAAATACGACGTTGGAGTTACACTGCCCAACGGCATTTCGGTTTCTATTCCGTCTGGCGGTTTTCAAATGTTGACAGCAGATGATATTGCTTATGTTGAAAGTATTTGTGTGATTAACAAATTCTTTTCTAAGAGAATGCTTGTGCCTTTTAATTCCGAGGGGGAAGAAGTCCCATTGGAAAAGTTAGGTATGTATTCTTTTGAAGACGAAGAAAAACACATTACAGACGACGAAATTGTAGCTATGCTAAAAATGCCTATTAAGAAGATGGAAGCAGCGTTAGATGCAATTACAGATCCAGCAGAATTACACGCAATTGCAGAAGTTGGGCTAAAATTAGATTTACCCAACTCAAAAATGAAATTGTTAGCGAGTAAAATTCCAAACTTAGACATGTTGGAAACTGAATAAGAAAACAGAGAGGAGGTTTCTGCATGACAAATATTTCTGAGCTTGCGAACGAATTAAAAGATGCGACACGCTGGCAGAAAACGCCTCTGCCGTTATCTGATAATGATTATGTTTCTATTATCATTCGAGCGCTTAAACGTCTGTATATTGATACAGGCAGAGCCTCCGTTTTTAATATGGATATGATTACAAAAAACGATGACGAAAATGTTTGCTTCACTGAAGATTTGCCAATTGACGAAGAAGAATACGTACTGCTCTGCGCGCAGATCGGATTCTTCAATCAGGTTAAAACAGACGTGAATAACATCGTTGGCTATACTACAGACGCATTAAGCGTGACGAACGCTGACAAGCCTTACGCAAACATTAAAGATTCTATTGAAAAACTGGAAAACGAAAGGCGCATAACGTACTATAAAATGATTCGGTATGTTATGTCATAAAGGAGTGCTTATATGGTAGAGGATTATACGGTTAAAATTACATATAAAAACAAGTCACTTGAAACTATCTACCAGCGAGAAGTTTCGCTGGTAGATTACTGTAAAGAGCAGCGGCAGAATCTGATGCATATTATTGCAGATGTGGAAAGTGCGTTCTACTTGCTTCAGCCGAACAGAAACAAAGACGAATGGTCTGCTGAAACGATGGAAGCCTTTCAAAAGATTCGGCACAAAGTTTTAGATTCGGCGAATAACGTCGAGAGATTGCCTAAGAACATATATTATAAAAACTGCAACATTTCAGCGATTGATGCGACAGAATATGTTGGGACAATTATCAATGCTGCCACGAAGGAAAAGTAAGGGGTGATTGGCTATGTCAATCCCGTATACAGCAAGTCCTTCTTCATCTCAATTCTTCGTGCCCAAAACGCTTCAATCAGACTTTGATAATTTTCTTAGTCAAGACATACCGGGAGCAGTTGAAGATTACATTCTTGTGCCTGACTGGTATGCACAAGCAGACGAGAATTATAAACCGACAATAATTCGCGGCGAAATTTATCCGGATGCAACGAAGAGTCGATATGAAAATACGGACAATAATCTAAATTTTAGAGCAAGTCTTTCATCTGGCATCAAAAAAGGCGATATGTTAATTGATGTTCATGGAATGATTTATATATTAGACTGGGATGTTCCTCCGCAGCCAAACAACTTAATGAGCCGCGCACTTCGATGCAATGCATGGACGACATTCCAACGGTACAAATCAGAAGAAGTAGACGAAAACGGGTATCTGATTCAAGAGGCCGGAAACGTAATTATTGCGAATAAAATTCCTTGCAATAGTTACCGGCAAGACGGACGATTGGAATATACGACAAATTCAGAAAAACCCGGCCTTATTCCTAATACAGTTACAATGTTGACTGTGCAATACAATGAACAGACAAAGAATTTGAGAGTAAATGATATTTTTATTTGGCATGACTCTGAATATGAGATTGCCGATATTGATTATGTCGGCGTGAATCTCAACAATACATCTGGAACTTTGTCGATTCAAGCAAAGAAGAAAGTCGGTGGTAGCATTGAGTAATGTGGCAACCGCTGGACAGCTTCAAGGTGCTGTAACTGATGCCGTTACAAGAATCATTAAGAAACGCGCAGATGATTTGCGACGGAATATTCTTTATGAAATATCCGTCGCAAACACAGAATTAGCTTTTGATGGAGCTGGCGATCGATATGATTTACGAGCGTTATCGGAAACATACGCAGATAGTATTTCTGTAAAACCGGTGGAACTAAACGGTGGAGCCGTTACAACACAGCTTGTTATTGAAACAAGCAGAATGAAAAACTTAAGCGAAAAAGAGTTTGAGTTTTTTAAAAAATATGTATTAGAGAATGCATTGCATTCTCCGCACAAGTGAGGTGAAGTGCTATGATATGGATTAACGATTGGAACGACATAATCCGTCACGTTATTTTTAGTGACAAAGAACTGATGAATTTGATGAAGATTCCAGAAAAAACGAGTATCATCGACTTCATCGACAGATACTTCATTCGTGCTGGGTTCACAAACAAAATTTTATCAAATGAAGATGTTCGTATTGTCTATGGCAGCACTTCGTCTGCTACAAACATCGACGGTGTTACCAGCAATGTAATGAACTTTGATATTTATGTTAAGTTAGAAAACTTGCATAACGTAGGAGTAGATCGGCTTGTGATGCGCACACAATTGATTGCACAACGGCTAATCTACTTGTTGACTCGCGTCCGCTACAATGGCGTATATCGTTTCTATGATCCAGTAGAAGGGGATATGGGGACAAGCGCAGTCGGTTATGCAAGATATAGGGTGAGCTTGAGCTATACCCGTACATATTAACATTAACTCAGAAACTGTTTGTAGGAGGACAGAAGCTGATTTAATGAATATACAAAAAAAGGATGATGTTTTAATGAGCACTTATATTCCTGCTTACAAGGGTTATATTACAGACGTTCCGGAAGTCTGGTTCAAACGCAGCGACGGAAAGGTCTTTCACTACGACAAGATTACCGCTTGTTCTGTGACCCCGAACGCTAATTTTACCGAGGTAGATGCAGGCTGGAGTTTGTTCCCGTCGGCTTATTTACCGGGCAAGTCTACAATGGAGCTGCAAATGACTTCCGGTGAGTTCAATGCTGATCTGTTTGCAATGGCAAACGATACCAACTTTGTCGAGAAGACTTTTGCTGTTCCGCACAGCGTTGAAGTTAATGTCGGAACTGCCAAAACTGCGGTGATCAAAACGCCTGTGTCTATTAAGGATTCTGTTGTGATTTCCGGCATGACTTCCGGAGAAGCAGCTGCTGAAGGCGTTTATGTGATTGCTGAAACTTCTGACGGTGCTGGCGACGAAAAATATGTCACCACGCTAACGTTCGATTCTGCGCTTGGTGACATAGAAGTGACCTACTATGTCGAAGAGACGGCGAATGTTATTGAAATCTCTAATGATACTGCCGCTATGGGCGAGCTGATCTGCAAGTGGCCTGTTTATGCCAACGGTCAGGAAACGAAAGCTGCTGGCGTTAAGGGCTATGTTTTAGAGAAGATTTTCAAGTGCCGTGTTACCCAGATGCCTGGTTTCGATACAAACTACAAATCTGCGGCAACAAACTCCGTTACGTTTGCGACGATGGATGCGCGGCGTGCGGATGGTAAGGTTTACTCTATCGCTTATGTTGAAAATAAGTAATTGTTTCTTGTTTATTTAAGGATTTATAAGGTAGCAGCGAGAAACTGTCCCTGAGGGGTGCTGCTAATAACAGCACCCCTCTTTTTAATACCTTATAAAAGAAAGGAAGATAAGAATTGAAAAGTATTCCAAAAACAAATACAGAATCAAAACCTATCCCGGAATATTTAGAAAAAAATATTCCACCACCAACATACACAGAAAACTCTGTTCCGATGCCGGAACATACAGATAAAGCAGTTCCGTTGCCTCCAGTTGGAGACGACCGCAATATGGTTCTTTTCGGGAAAAAACGCATTGAAATCAAGCCAACGAAACTAAAATACCAGAGAGATCATACGGCAGAATTCTACCGTGCGTTGAAGCAAATGCCGTTAGTAGACATTCTTTCGCTTCCGGACGGCATGTTAGACCCCGAACGGTCTTCTGACAAAATGCTTTTTGATTGGTTGATTGCAGCAACAGACAATCCGAAGCTGGTTGCAGCGTATTACGACGAATTGGATACTGACACAATTAACAAGATATTAGAAATATTTTGCCGACTTAATCACATAAAAGACGACGAAAAAAAACAGGAACCCCAGATGACGGGTTGACAATGGAAGAAGCTGTCGCCGTAGTTGCGGCGCATCTGGGAGTTGTTGATGAGAATGCTATTAACGATATGAGCATTCCATTTTTCCGCGACGTTCTCGGTGCACTGAACAGAAAACTGAGATACGAAAGTGTTTCAAACCTATTCGGCAACAGTTTCTGCAAAGACGCACAGAAATATATTGAAGAAGCATACCCGCTTACAAGAGCAAAGAAGATTTCTTCTGGCTTTGTTGATATGCTGAATAAAGCAACTATTATCAAAGTGGACAATCTTAACACAAGTAAAAACACGCAAATAGAAGGCTTCGGTGACATGTCGTGGGCCGAAGGCGTATTATAAGGAGACAATATTATGGAAAATACAATGGAAAACAAAATGTCCTTACGAGACTATTACAATATTTTAGTATACACATGTAAACTTTGCGAAGAAAATTCAGACAATGAGCAGGCAATGGAGATGTTTGCTGACGCTGCTTTTCAGCTTGCTCATGCCAATTGTGGCTATCTATTTCCAGAAGATTTATATGTCGATGATTATCTAACAGACAACGCGGCTGCAACCCCTGAAGAAGGAACAACTGTGACTGGAATTAAGGAGGATAAGGAACAATGTTATATTGTGAATATATGAATAAGGTTAAGGAAATCGCATTGTGGGAAAGCATAGATACAGGAAAGACTTACATTGTGCCAGATTACGAATACAATCTGGCACATCAGGAGTTTAGTCTTGCAGATGTGACGGATTTTCCCGGAGCTGATATGAGTACAGTTAGACGACAGTTGGAACTGGAACGTGATATGCGAAATGCACAGAAAGATTATACAATGGAAGTTATGAAATGGTTGCATCAGTTTATCGACGGCACAGTTCAGCCTGCTATGACGGATGCAGAAAATCAGATTATGGAGATGCTGCTGGATTATCGAAAAGGTCAGCAGAAAAAAGATAAGCATAATATATCAGAGAAGACGAAGATGGTTTTTGACAACGGGTTTGTGCTGCATAAGAAAGAAATAAAGTAAATAAAAAGCCCCACCGAGTCCGCCCGCCGCCGCGTTGCGCGGGCGCGGCGCCTCGAGGAGGGCCGACAGCTCCATCGGGTGGTGGGTGGTGGAGGCGTCCTGATAGGAGCCGGCCTGATGGACATGGTCGCCCAGGACCTCGCGCAGAGCTGCCTGCAGCAGGTGGGTAGCGGTGTGGTTGCGGGCG